ACATTGTGGAATAATAAAACATATTCTAGTGGATTAGTGGATTTAAGCGGCAGTTAGATATAAAGGAAATTGTAATGAGTACATCAAACAAGCGTATAGATTTTAATTTCAATATGACTGCGCATCCGCTTACAAAAGATTTGGCAGTTGTTAGAAATAGTGCAGCAAGAAAGCAGGCACTTAGAAATATAGTTTTAACAAATTTTGGGGAACGTGGATTTGAACCGGACTATGGGTCTGGTATTAACGATATGTTGTTTGATGTAGCATCCCCGTCCACAATTACATTAATTAAAAATCATATAAAAACTGCAATAGAGAACTATGAGAGTGAAGTAGAATTAATTTCTGTTGATGTAGAGTGGGACGAAAACGCAGGTGCCGTTACAGCATGGATTAAGTATACAGAACTGAATGATCCAGATCCTGTTACAGTAGATGTAGATTTGACTAAATTAATAAGATAATACTTGACAACCAAAAGTTAACTATGTTATTGTAATAATCTTATTAAGAGAGGAACGTATGAATATTTTAGAAAACAAACGTAACGCTATGATTAGTAAAGTAACTGCACTTTATGAATCCAAGATAGCTGCAAACACAGCAACACAACAAACAGACACATCTTATAATAACGTGCTGTCTATTATCGATAGATATGACAGTTGTGACTGGGTTGTTATTGCAGCATTATCCGAAGTAAGCGACGAGTTTGTTACTTGTTTGAAGTCTGCTCAGCTAAACGGTTAATTTCTTTAGCTACTTCTAGTTTATAACTAAGTAGCTCTTTTTCAACATGATGTATTTCGTCTTTTTGCTCTAATTGTACTGTTTCGTACCGAGTTAGCCTATCATTTATTTCTGTACGAAATTTCTCGTTTCCAGATTCTAGGTGGTCAAATTTCTGTTCAAACACTAATCGCAGTTCATCAATTTCATCTTTAACGAATTTATTACTTAGTTCGGTACTAATGGATAAGGATTGAACCTTTGAAGTCATTTCTGATTCAAACTTAGCCATAACATTTTTAATTAAAACTGTCATCACTTTAACTAGTATAACAGATACAGTACATATTGCGGTAATAGCTGGGCCAGCGGAAATTAAAGTATCTGCAATTGACATAGTTAAATCCTTGTTGATAGATTGCTATTAAATTAGTAATATCGTCTGTAATTATTTATACATTAGGTAAATGTGATGTTTTCTACTGACCTATCTGTTGATATAAACACAATGTCTCTACTTCCGTTAGAGCACTTCAAGCGCATAAAGCAAAATGTATGGAACTGCAAGTGCTATCATTGTGGAGACAGCAAAACTAGAAAGAATGTAAATCGCATGTTCTTTTATGTCAAAAAGGGACAGTTATTTGTATGCTGTAAGAACTGTGGGTATAGTCGTTCGTTTTATAATTTTATGAGCGATCATTTTCCAAATATGTTCGACGATTACAAAAAACAAACACTCATGCAGTTTATTAAGTCAAATAACGCAGCAGAACCGTCTGTGTTGCATAGTAAGCATACACCTAGTGTAGTTGCATCACCTAACATTGAAGTTGCGCATAATGCTGTAGATTTGGTTATAGACCTCCCCCTATCTCACCCAGTACGTCAATATTTAGAATCCAGATGTATTACTGGAGAATTGCTTAACCGTTTTTGGTATGCAGATAATTTTTATAAGCTTGCTGTTTTAGTAGACAACTCTTTGCAAGATGCAGATGAAAATAAAATTAAATGTATGTCTCACCCTAGACTTATAATTCCCTTTTTTTCTAAAGATGGAAAAACAATTGAGGTTATACAAGGACGTTCATTAAAGAAAGAAGACAAACTAAGATATATAACTATTAAGTCTAGTGAAGATGTAGATAAGATATACGGTAAAAACGAAATTAATTATAACGAGCCTGTGCGAGTAGTTGAAGGCCCAATAGACTCCATATTTGTTCGTAATTGCTTGGCTGTATGCGATGCAGATCTAACTAAAGTTGAGGCAGACTGTTATATATGGGATAACCAGTGCAGAAACAAAGAAGTGGTAATGCATATGGAACATGCTATTGCATTAGGAAAGTCTGTTATGATATGGCCCAATTCAACAGACCAAAAGCAAGATATAAATGATTTGATAAAACAAGGTATTCCTGTTAGTCTCTTAAATGAAATAATTGAGATGCGAACATTTAAAGGTATACGTGCAACTATGGAACTAACTAAGTGGAGACGAGTATAATATGAGCAATCCAGAAGAACCAATTTATTTGCAAGTATTTGATGAAGAAGTGGAAGTTGCAGTAGAAGGCAGTGATGTAAACGAAGTAATTAAAATTCCACACTTTTTAATGTTTGCTCCAATTGCAGATGAAGACAAATATGCACCACTTATTAATACACTATATCTTGCAGAAAGTGGAACCGAAGTTCACTTACATATTTCTTCTTGTGGTGGGGTGTTAAACACTGCAATTATATTACACAATGCCATTACACAGGCAATTGCACGTGGTGTTATTGTTATTGCGCATTGTACTGGAGAATGTATTTCTGCAGCAAGTTTAATTGCATTTAGTTGTAATGTAATTTTAGTAGAGGAATTTTGTTCGTTTTTATTGCATGATGCTAGCACTGGAATCGAAGGGCAATATCATTCAGTTGCGTTATCAATGAAGCACCACAGCAATTTATATAGCAGATTTGCAAATAAAGTTTATTCTTGTGTTATGTCCCCGCGAGAAATTAAAAATATGTTAAAATCCGAAGACAAGTTTTATATGGATGATATTGAGGTTTTAGCTCGATTGAAAAAATATGCTCCGGATACTATTAGATTCTATAAGACTTATTAATTACCGATTTCTCCAGACACTACATAATACTATAAAATGTACTGGAGAAATTAATTATGCTACGCACCCATATTATTTGCGATCACTGTGATATAGAATCTTATATTGTCTACTCAGACGAGCAACCAGAAAAGGTATGTTATTGTCCATTTTGTGGTAATCCTCTAGAAATTCCGAACGAAGATAATTTAGAGGATAAAGCGGATGAGTAGATTTATTGCAGGAATTGATTACAGTATGTCGTCACCTGCAATAACAGTATACGACGAATCTAAACCTTTCAATTTAGAAAACTGTTTAATGTTTAATTACATAGACAGTAAGAAACTAAGTCAAGTATATAATAAAAATATTATTATTACTCAACAATCATTGTATGGTTTAAATCAGGAACGATACGATCAGATTAGTGATTGGGCGATGGTTATACTTAATAAATTTAATGTTAAGTTTGCAATTATAGAAGGGTATTCTTATGGGTCAAAGGGTGCTGTATTCGAAATTGCAGAGAATAGTGGTTTACTAAAATATAAAATGTGGAAAGCGGGAATAGAGTTTATGATTCCTCCCCCATCTACAGTAAAGAAAACGTTTAGCGGAAATGGTCGAGCAACAAAAGATATTATGCACGAAGCATTTTTAGAAAAAACTGGAGTATCTCTTTCTAATATAATAGGAAAGAAACCAAAAGATAGTCCAGTATCAGATTTAGTTGATAGCTATGCCATGATATACCATTATTTAAATGCGCCTAAATGATATGGTTGATAGAGCAAGTTACTTTTGTTAAACTTGCTCTATTATTAATTGATATTGGAGTTTATTATGATTTCTGCAGAAGTTGTTCAAGCATCTTCATACAAAGGAAAATCTATCTGGACGTTAAACCTAAAGTATGGATTGATTGTACATGCTGAATTGTTGCGTCATCGATTGTTATCCCATTCTGTAAAATCTAACCGAGCAATTGAACCTCACAGAATTCGCAAAGAAGTATTAACTGATCCATATGTACCTGTTAGATTTGGTAAAAACCAAAGGGGTATGGTTGCCAATGGAGAATCCAAGTTTTCTTCTATTGCAAGACGTGTTTGGTTGACTGGGCGTTACTTTGCATGTGCAGTTCATTGGACATTGGATAAGTTAGGCATTCATAAAGAAGTATGTAACCGTGTGCTAAACCCATGGCAACATGTCAGAGAAACTATGACGTTTACAGAAATAGATAATTTACTTAATTTGCGTTTGCACAAAGATGCACAACCTGATATTCAAGAGTTAGTTTTAAAAATTAAACGTGCAATAGAAGATGCATGCATTAATAATCAAGTTTGCGAACTAAAATTAAATGAATACCATGTTCCATACGTTAGACGCATTTACTCCAATGGTGTATTGGTATACCAAGATAATGATGGAACTTTGCTTAATACAGAGCAAGCGGTTCAATGTTCTGTTGCTCGGTGTGCGCGTTCTTCTTACGATAATCACGATGGAAGTAGTTGCACATACAATAATAAAAACGGAAAGATGCGCACAGATAAAGAACTTTATAAAGACCTATTAGTTATGCAACCATTACATGCATCTCCAGCAGAACATGTTGCAACTCCTATGGAATCTCCAGTATCTTCTAATAATGATTGGGTAAATATCCAAGGAATTACACATATGACCAAAGATGGAAGGTTGTGGAGTGGAAACTTTAATGGGTGGATTCAGCATAGACATACGTTAAATAACGAATCTTGCTGGGAATACGTAAAAACAAATAACCATATTGATTAATAGGAAACAGTACATGGCATACGATAAATGGGATCTTCGCTATTATAAAGATACATTAGAGAAAGCATCTTGGTCCAAAGATCCCAGTACAAAAGTGGGTGCAATTATTGTAAAACCAAATAATACTATTTTATCTAATGGATATAATGGGTTTCCTAGAGGAACTGATGATTCGGATGTTAAATTAAATAACAGAGAAGTAAAATATCTTAGAACCGTACATGCTGAGTTAAATGCTATTCTAAACTGTGAAACTAGACCAGTTGGATGTACTATCTATGTACGCCCACTTCCACCATGTGCCCAATGCTCAGCAGCTATCATACAGAGCGGTATAACAAGAGTTGTGTGTCCACCTTTGCCCAATTCAGATACACGTTGGTATGCTTCCTGTAAAGAGGGATACGATATGTTTATGGAAGCGGGTTTAATTGTAGATTTTATTGAAGATGGAGTTTGTTAATATGACGTTTAAATGTATTATTCTAAATGGCCCACCGTTTAGTGGAAAAGATACTATTGCTAATCACTATTGCGGTATTCATGAATCTACAGTAAAAATGGAATTTAAAGGTAAACTGTTTGAGATCTCACGTGCAATTGCTGGTGTAACAGAAGAAGAGTGGAATGAGCACTATACTCGAGAATTAAAGGAAGTTGCTTGGGCAAAACTGCAAATAAATGGTATTGCTGTATCTCCTCGTATCTGGCTCCAGCACGTATCCGAAAATGTATTGAAGCCATTTTTTGGAAAAGAAGTTATTGGACTTATGGTTGTAAACGAATGTAAACAATTACCTAAAGACACTAGCGTAATTTTTAGTGATGGTGGATTTATTGAAGAGCTTAGAGATGGTTTACTTAAATTTTATAAACCATGCGAAGTATTTGTTGCTAGATTGCACAGAGATGGATGCGACTTCTCTAACGATACAAGACGTTACTTGACAGATGAAGAACTCTTAAATGCGCATGTGTGCTTTGACGATATTTATATTGTTGAGGATGATGTAGAATCAACTATTGATATCATCCTCAACTCAATGCTAGAGTTTTCCTAATACATCAGTAAAGTCCTTTACTCTAACAGGTGTCTGTTTATTCCATGCAGATGCCTGTAAATTCTTTATTGCCTGTGTATAGTTCTTATTAAGTATAACCTTGTATGTATCTGGGAACTTAGCTTTGAAATCACCTAATTGAAAGTTTACAGAAATTAGTACAGTTTTTGCCCATTCATCTGTAATTCCCAGTTCAGTTGCCTGCTTTTCCGCAGTATCTTTTGCATGTGCAACATCTTTATTGAACCATGCAGTTACTTGGTCTTCTGAAATACTATCACCTAGTTTAAATTTCTTTAAATCTTCTGGCGTTAGTAAGTGACCAATGCCACCAGTTAATTTACCAAGAGAATCTTTATATACTTTTGTTTTTTTACCTTCTCGCAATGCCAGAAGTTCTTGAATATTCATACTTAATTGTCCAAAATAAATAAATGTCAATGTTATTTATGTTGATAGATGCTGAGTTAGTTGTTAAACTCAGTTAAAATAAACAACGAGGTATATTCCTTTGAGTAAGCTAATTAAATTAACAGTTGATGGATATAACGAGTTAACTGATAGACAGAAAGAAGTATATAATGCAGTTGAGAAGCATGGTATTAAGAAGGCTGCTAATATTCTTAATATTAAACCAGACTCTGTTATACGTTCTCTTTATCGAATTAACGCTATTGATACAAGTAAAACATGTATAGAGGAAGATGTTCCACAAGATTTAAAAATACATTCTGGAAAATTTAAGACTGCATTCTCAAATAAACGATATAATGTAATTATCACTTCTGCACAAAATGCAACTCCAGTTAATACATCATTTTGGAAAAACTTGCTTGTTTTAAAAGAACACATCAATGCACAACTATTAGTAATTCCATTTAGATATAAAAACCCAACATCTATGTTCTCAGACAAAAAAGGAGAATATTGGGATTCTTTATTAGATGATTATATTTGCGAAGATGATTTCGATTTAAATAAGAATATATGTATATTAGGTAAATTAAAAACACAACCAACTGCAATGCGTCCTCTATCTGGATTAGAACAAGTAAGCGGAGAAAAGTCTGCTATTATTGGACATGCTAAGCTAGCACTGTCTTCGATTGCAACTCCATCCAATACACTACCAAAGTTATTAATTAGCACTGGGTGTTGCACAGCACCAAACTACACAGATTCTAAGGCTGGTTATAAAGGCGAGAAGCGTCATTCTTTGTCTGCAATTATTGTAGAAGTAAATGGAGATTTATTTTTTACACGGGAAGTTATTGGATGTGAAGATGGAAGTTTTATAGATTTGAATACAGAATACAGAAATGGAACGTGTTACACAGCACCAAGAGCATCTGTACTATCCACTGGCGACTTACATGGAATTAATTCGGATGCTAAGGCATGTAATGCCACATTTTTTGCACCCGATTCTATGCTGAAGTTTTTTAAACCAAGATATATGACTTTGGATGATACATTAGACTTTCAAGCTGCAAGCCATCACAACAGAAAAGACCCAGTATTAATGCACCAATTAGCAATTTCTGGGTCAACAGACATTTTGACTGAGTTAAAAAATACATTTTCTCTTATTGACCAAATGCATACCGAAGATACTACAATTGTCATAAAACGAAGTAATCATGATGAACATTTTGAACGATGGGTAAAAGACACAGATCCAAGAACAGACCCGCTCAATGCTGCCACATGGTGTAAATCGTTTCTTGCTATGACCAATAACGAAAACCCTTATAAGTATTTCGCCAAAGAAATGATGCGCACATACGATAATGTTGTTTTTCTAGAACGCGATGCTGCATTTGTTGTTGATGGAGTATCTCATGATGGACACGGGGACCTTGGATTAAACGGTGCAAGGGGTAGTTTGATATCGTTTACTAAGCTAGGGTGCCCAGGACAATGGGGGCACTCACATTCTGCTGGTATTGCAGACGATCAGTATCAGAACGGCACTAACTCTAAACTGCGACTAGGATATAACAGAGGTCCAAGTAGTTGGACTCATAGCAACACCATACAGTATGCAAATGGAAAAAGATCTTTATTGTTTGTTATCAATGGTAAATGGAGATTTGATAACTAGTAAAATCAATAACTTATAAAATTATTAAAATAAATTTGTATTTTGCATCCTATGTGTTATAGTTACATTCATAGGGTGCAAAATTTTATTATGAATAGGAACTTAATTATGAAATATGCAAAAGGTAACCTGCTTGAAATGTTTAAAAACAAACAGTTTGATGCTATTGCACATGGTTGTAACTGTTTTTGTACTATGGGTGCTGGTGTTGCTGGACAGATTGCAACAACATATCCGGGTGCATACGAAGTAGATAAAAATACTAAATATGCCGATGATAATAAACTGGGCTACTTAACTGCTTATCTAACAGACACAGATCAGATCATCTTTAACTTATATACTCAATATGCACCTGGAAAAGAAGACCAGAGTAACTTAGAACAAAACATTAAACTTGCATTTACAAAATTAAAAACTTTTATTGAACCTACAGTCAAGCTCGGAATTCCAAAAATTGGTTGTGGGATTGCAGGTGGAAACTGGGATATAATTGAAGCTATTATAGATTCTGTTATGGAAGGTTATGACGTAACATGTGTTGAGTTTACAAGAGGATAAATTTAAATGTCTGAAATGATGGATTCTAGATTACATATTATGTTGGATATTGAGGCTGCCGGAAACACAAATAACGCCGCAATTACCTCTATTGGTGCTGTTAGTTTTGATATTGATGGGGTATATAGTTCTTTTGATATGCCTGTATCTCTTGAAGATTCTGTTAGATGTGGTTTGACAATAAGCCCATCTACATTTCTGTGGTGGATGAAACAATCAGAAGATGCAAAAAAACAGTTTGAAGCAAACAAGGATGTACCAGAACAATCTTTATCTTATGTGCTAACTAAGTTTAATGAGTGGTATTTGAATCAAAGGGGAAAACAAGTTTGGGGAAA